TTCAGGTCTATGTATCACAACCCCGTAGTAGGAACTAGGAGTAAGACATGAAAAGAAACAGAATGAGTGGAGCGGCTAAGAAGTACTCTGATGGTGGTAAAGTAGCTTCGGGCTACGATGACGATGATGCCTCCGCGGACGCACTTAAGGTAAGGAGTCATTTAAGACGTGGCGCTGAGGTGGCAAAAAAACGAAACCAGGCGAATAGAGTAAGTGAGGGAGTTGCAAAAATGGTTGCGGATAACACTGCAGCTAGGGCCTCGGCTAAGAAAGCTAAGGCCAAAGCAGAAGCTATGAAGGGTAAAGCTAAAGAGGGTTCAATCTCTGACGTAATTAACAAAGCCTTCCAAACACGTACGGTTCCGGCTTCCTTTAAGAAAGCCGGGGCCCCGGCTAAGAAAGCTGAGGCCCCGGCTAAGAAAGCTGAGGCCCCGGCTAAGAAAGCTGAGGCCCCGGCTAAGAAAGAATCTTTCGGCGCAGCGTTTAAAGCCGCGGATAAGAGTAAACCAACTTTTACGTACAACGGTAAGAGCTACTCTACGGCTTCCGCGGACGACGTTAAGAAATCGGGGACTAAAGACTTGAGGGAACATCTGAACAAAATGAGAAAGAGTGGAGCGGCTAAGAAGTACTCTGATGGTGGTAAAGTATCTCCGGGCGAAAAGGCTTATAAAGACGCTATGGAAACACGCCGTAAAGATGGACGACTTGACCTTCGAGTGAAAAAAGCTCTCAAAGATAACCCTGAAGAAGCAAAGGCGGGACAGAGTCTAACTGATAAGATTAAAGACCGGATTGAGAAAAACGAGAGCGCGGGGTAAATAGTGGCAACTACAGGTACAGCAGTATTTGACCTAGACCTCAATAACCTTGTGGAAGAGGCTTTTGAGCGGTGTGGGACAGAGTTGCGTACGGGGTATGATTTAAAGACTGCACGTAGGAGTCTTAACCTTTTGTCTATAGAGTGGGCTAATCGAGGGGTTAATCTGTGGACTATAGAAGAGGGTACGATTGCTATGGTAGCGAGCACAACCACCTACAACCTGCCCCTGGATACAGTTGATTTACTAGATACGGTAATCCGTACCGGTACGGGTACCTCGCAGTCAGACATTACAATTAAACGGATAAGCAGCACCACGTATGCGATGATTCCAGGCAAGAATACTACAGGTAGGCCTATCCAAGTATGGGTAGACCGCCAATCGGGGGCTACAGACCCTACTGATGGGGTTAAATACCCAACGGTAAATATGTGGCCTGTGCCCGACCAGAGTAATAGGTACACTTTAGTATACTGGCGATTACGTCGTATGCAGGATGTTGGGGATGGCACGACTACACAAGATGTACCCTACAGGTTCTTACCGGCTATGGTAGCGGGGCTGGCGCATTACTTATCTATGAAGATTCCAGAAGCGGTTAGCCGGATACCTATGCTGGAAGCGGATTACGAAAAACAATGGATGTTAGCAACAGGGGAAGATAGGGAAAAGGCTAGTTTACGCATCGCGCCTAAAATATTTTAATGGCCAACCAGTTCGCAGGTGGTAAGAGGGCTATAGCAGAGTGCGATAGATGTGGGTTTCAGTATCTATTAAAGACCCTCAAGGTTATAACGCTAAATGAAAGTGATACGAATTTAAGGGTCTGTAAAGTATGTTGGGAGGCAGACCACCCGCAACACCACCTTAATAGGTATGTGGTTAATGATGCGGAAGCACTAGAGGACGCAAGACCCGATAAGTCCTATGAGGAAAACAGAAATATACAGTGGGGGTGGAGGCCGGTAGGCCTGAATAACCCATACGAGTTGGTAGGGTTGACGGATGATTTAGAGGGTACCGGAGCTGTAGGCTCTGTTACCGTAACAACAACGTGAGGTTGATATGAAATATAAAGAGCCAAAAACAGTACCGGTACAGAACTCTTCGGGGTACCCCAATAATATAGCCAATACACAAACTCAGAAAATGAGGGGGACAGGCGCGGCTACTAAAGGTACAGGACATAGTAAACGGACTGCATAAGTATGAATTACACTGCTTTAGTAAAAACTATCAAGTCTTATGTAGAGAACGACTTCCCGGATACATTAGGGGCATCGGGGCTAACGACTGCAGAGCAGGTAGATACTTTTATAGAACAAGCGGAGCAGCGTGTTTATAACACGGTACAGATATTAAACCTCCGTAAGAACGTAACAGGGCCAGTAACAGTGGGTAACCAATATTTGACAGTTCCCTCCGATTGGCTGGCGACTCACTCGATGGCGGTAAAGGACGTAACCACAGGGGCGTATTCTTTCCTCGACAATAAGGATGTGAGTTATATAAGGGAAGCCTTCCCTAACCCGACTAGTACGGGCAAGCCGACACATTTTGCTATGTTTGACGATGATACGTTTTTCCTAGCTCCGGCTCCGGACTTAGCGTATGAAATAGAGTTACATTATTTTTATTATCCGACTTCTATAGTAACGGCTTCTACTACGTGGCTAGGGGACAATTTTGATTCTGTGCTATTATATGGGGCATTGTTAGAGGCTTACACATTTATGAAGGGTGAGGTGGATGTAATTGCGGAGTACCAGAAACGCTATGATGAAGCGTTAACGATGCTGAAACAGTTATCTGAGGGTAAAAACCGCCAGGACAACCATAGAACCAAGCAGACGAGGTACCCAGTACAATGAGTTTAGCCGCGGAATCAGAACTAACATTAGGAAATGTGCAGGTATATACATCACAAGAGGGTGGTGCGTCTCCTGAAGAGCTGACGGAGCGAGCGTTGAACAAGATTATCTATGTAGGCAATAATTCGCACCCACTGGTTGCGGAACAAGCGCAGGAATTTAAGGACAGTATCAGAGGGGTGATATTGTTTTATATCAAAGAAGCAGGTAGAGCAGAGAGGGTGAACCTAGTTAGCAAGTTTACCAAGGCTGGACATCCTGAGCTTATTAAATTATTGGACACGTAAGGAGAATTGAAAAATGGCTATAGCACAGGCGATGACGACATCATTCAAAGCAGACTTACTGCTTGGGGTGCACGATTTTAGATTAACAACCGGGGATGCGTTCAAAATCTCCATGTATACATCATCAGCAACGATTGATGCTAATACAGTGGCTTATATTGCTACTGAAGAAGTAACAAGTGGTAATTATACCGCCGGTGGTGGAGCGCTTACTAATAGTGGCGTAACAGCAACTAATACAAATGCAACCGCAGGAGTGGGATGGACTGATTTCACAGATGTTACCTTTTCCAATGTAACCCTAACTGCACGAGGGGCGTTAATATATAACAATACCCCTTCAGCGAACAGTGCAGCAAATGTTCTGGTAGCCAATGCTTCGGTTGCGGTATTGGATTTCGGTGCGGATAAGACGGCTACCGCAGGGGACTTCACTATTGTATTCCCTACAGCGTCAAGTTCGGCTGCAATAATTCGCATAGCGTAGGAGGTCTCCCATGGCTTTTGTAATAGCTGACCGGATTAAGGAGACCACGACAACTATCGGAACAGGCACAGTCAATTTGGCTGGGGCTGAGGCCGGGTTTCAGGGGTTTGCCGCGATACCAACAGGTAGCACTACACACTATTGTATCTCTTTGGGGGCACAGTGGGAGGTGGGGCTAGGCACGTTTACTAACGCAGCCACCGATACTCTGTCCAGAGATACTATTTTCGCCAACTCCAGTGGGGATACAAACCCATTGACTCTGGCTGCGGGTTCCAAAGAAGTTTTCTGTGTGTACTCGGCTGCACGGTCTGTCGTTGTTAGTGGTACGGATATTCAGGTCTCAAATTCCGCGAAACTAGCCGTGGCTAATGGCGGAACGGGCGCGGTGACGCTTACAGACGGGGGTGTTTTATTAGGTTCTGGTACTGGTGCTGTAACCGCAATGGGAGTACTGGCCGACGGTGAAATTATTGTTGGTGATGGTACAACAGACCCGGTAGCAGAATCAGGCGCGACAGCACGAACCTCCTTAGGCGCAGCAGCTTCAGGCGCAAACACTGACATAACATCTCTTGCGGGATTAACAACAGCCTTAACAGTAGCACAAGGCGGTATGGGGGCGGGTACTTTCACCGATGGCGGAATACTACTAGGTTCAGGTACTGCCGCTGTAACGGCTATGGGTGTATTAGCAGATGGCTCTATTGTAGTGGGCGATGGAACAACAGACCCCGTAGCACTAGCCGC